GTAATAATAAGTTCCCAGGTAATTCTGAAATGGGAAGTTTTGGTTGTGACTCCTACGATATATCAGGAACAGTAGGTGGAGGTGGTTCTAAAGGAGCTTTGCATGGAATGACAAAGTTTCACATGGAAAAAGCACCAACAAATCATTTCTTTTTAGAATATATATCAAGACCCCCAACAGCAGAAATATTTTATGAGGATGTACTTATGGCATTGCATTTTTATGGTATGCCTATATTAGTAGAAAACAATAAACCTAGATTGTTATATTATTTAAAAGAAAGAGGATATAGAGGTTTTTCATTAAATAGGCCAGATAAACAAAAAAATGCTTTATCAAAAGCAGAAAAAGAATTAGGCGGTGTTCCATCATCACCATCAGTTATATCGGCACATGCAGAACATATTGAAGCATATATACAAAACCATATTGGTGTTTTGACTGATGATGAAAATATTGATTACGGCTCTTGTGGAAATATGTATTTTAACAGAACTTTATTGGACTGGGCAAACTATGATATTAGTAATAGAACCAGGTTTGATGCCTCTGTAAGTACAGGTTTTGCATTAATGGCAAATTATTCAAAAGCAAAAAGAGTCGTTACAAAAGATAATCAAATAAATCTTAACTTTGCAAGGTACAACAACAAGGGTGTTGTAAGCAAAATTATATCATAACACTATGAATAGAGCAAAATATAGTGGAGGAAGTGGTTTCCCCAATCAATTTGTTCCAGATGAAGAAAAATCTACTTATCAATATGGTTTGAAAGTAGGTCAAGCTATTGAAACAGAATGGTTTTCTAGAGAATACGGAAGTTCTTTATATGGAGATGTTCGTGCAGAATACTTAACACGTAGACTGTATGCGAGAGGAAAACAACCAATAGAAAAATATAAAAACGAACTTGCTATAAATGGAGACTTATCTTATCTTAATTTAGATTGGACACCAGTTCCTATAGTCCCAAAGTTTGTAGATATTGTAGTAAACGGAATCACTAATAGACTTATTGATGTTAATGTAGAAGCAGTAGATGTTTTGTCAAGCCAACAAAGAGAAGAATTCAAGGAAGAAATTAGGGCTGATATGGCTGCAAAACCTGCCCTTGATATAATAAAACAAAATACTGGTGTAGATGCTTTCAATTTTGAAGAAGCAAACTTACCAGATTCAAACGAAGAACTTGACTTATATATGCGTTTGAGGTATAAGCAAGGAGTAGAAGTTGCACAGGAAGTTGCAATAGATACGATATTAGAAATTAATAATTTTGGCGAATTAAAAAGAAGAGTAGATGAAGATAATGTTGTTTTAGGAATATCATCAGTAAAGCATAATTTTGATTCTCATGATGGTGTTAAAGTAGAATATGTTGACCCTATAAATTTAGTTTACTCTCAAACAAATGATCCAGCATTTAGGGACTGTTATTATTTTGGAGAGGTTAAGTCTGTTCATGTCAATGAAATAAAAAAGATAAACCCAAACCTTACACAAGAAGAAATAGAACATATATCTAAAGTAGCAGGTAGATTTGATGGATATAAAAGCACCATAAACTTACAATCTCAATCAGGGCTAGATAAGTCAAATGTATCACTTTTATATTTTTGCTATAAGACAGATAAAGAAATTATTTACAAAGTAAAGAAAACAGTAAATGGTGGAGAAAAAGCATTAAAAAAAGATAGTAAATTCAACCCTCCTTCTACAGAGAAAGCAAGGTTTGAAAAGGTTGCAAGAAGAATAGATGTATGGTATGAAGGAGTTTTAGTATTAGGAACAGATAAATTAATTAAATGGCAGATGATGGAAAACATGGTTAGGCCTCAGTCTGCTTTCCAAAAAACAATTCCACCATATATAGTTTCTGCAATCAAAATGGATAAAGGTCATATTGACTCATTAGTCAAAAGAATGATACCATTCGCAGACCAAATTCAACTAGTGCATTTAAAATTGCAACAAGTTGTATCAAAAATGATACCAGATGGTGTGTTTATAGATGCAGACGGTTTGAATAGTGTTGATTTAGGAAATGGAGCTTCTTACAATCCTTCAGAAGCTTTATCAATGTATTTCCAAACAGGAAGTGTAATTGGTAGAAGTTATACAGAAGATGGTGACTTTAATAATGCAAGAGTTCCTATACAAGAGTTAACTAGTAGTGGTTCTAATGCAAAAATTAACAGTTTGATATCTATGTATAATTATCAACTTAATATGATTAGAGCTGTGACAGGAATAAATGAAGCTAGAGATGGAAGTATGCCAGAA